CTCTTTTCTCTTGAGAAACATTAAACAATTGACATGCTGGATATTCTAATGTTTCATGATCAGTAGTTCCTCCTCTACCATTGATAAATAGATAATCATATATACCTTCTACAAAATATGGATGTTCACATTCAGTGTTATACATATCAAATATACTATCTACATACTGAGTAGCTACACTGTCAGAATCTACATAACATATTGTATCAGTAAAATTCTCAAGAGCATGCTTAACTATAAGAGGTCTTTGTATTAATAGATTGTATATTCTTGAATCATCTCTATCTATATAAGCTTCTTGTGATACATCTTCAACATCACATTCCCAGTAGACAGTATTAGCTCCAGGTACCTCTCTGTGATCATTCAACATGTACACTGTAACTGGTATATCACTCACCTTATTTATACTCTCTACAGCCATACATACAGTGCTGTAATAAGATGCATTTGCATATAAAACGTACATTTTATCTGCTTTTATATGTTCATACGTATAACTATCGGACATGCTTTTGATTTTTAAAAACAAAGATATAAAAATATATTTAGCTTATGCTATATTATGAAGGAAATGTGAGCTGACCATTTTATTATATGGAATATATGATTTACATTTGTTATAAATTTTTATAATTATTTCTTCTGCGCAATCACGCTCTGTGATTGTCTATTATTATAATACTCCTACCATCTGCACTTATGGAAAACACATTTGAAAAACAAGTAGAACAAGAATTAAAAAGCATGGACCAACGCCTATATGATCTAGAGGAGAAGATGACTTCAATAGACACAAAACTAACACAAGTTGTAGACGCTATATTAGGAAACGCATTAACCAAAGCAGGAGGATTTGTTGCTGAGTTGAATGAATTGAAAGTCAAAATAAAAACCCTAGAGGATAAATTGAGCAGACAAGAAAACTTTAAGAACAAAGTTATGTGGACTGTTGGTGTAGTGGTGGCTATAGGTGTTATACTACAATATTTAGCAAGTATATATTATAATATAAAACGAGTATGATGTTTATAAAAAAGAACTACTTATATTTAATCATAGGTGTCCTATTACTTGTGATATTTTTACAGAGATGTGGATCTGATAAACCTGTCACTCCTGTACCACCAGTTGTAAAGATAGACACTGTATGGGTGAAACACGATAGCCTGATATATTCTAAGCCTAAAATAGTCACAGTTATCAAAGGGATTCCTGAGATACAATATGTACCAGATACATCTTATGCAAAACTTGTTATACAATACAAAAGTTTAGTTGATCTGTGTACAGCAAAGAATGTATACTCAGATACATTGAAGATAGATTCTATTGGATATGTAAATGTTTTAGATACGATTTCAAAAAACAGAATACAAGGAAGAAGATTCAAGTATGATTTAAAGTATCCTGTAGTTACAAAGACTATCACTCTTCAAGCACCTCCTAAAACACAAGTGTATATAGGTGGAGGATTACAAGGGAACCAGTACAACATAGTTAATCAGTTTAGTGCAGGACTACTCCTCAAGACTAAAAAAGATCAAATCTATGGGGTGTATACAGGAATGAACACAGATGGAAAAGTACAATATGGCTTACAAAGTTATTGGAAAATTAAATTAGGTAAGTGATGAAACTATTCAAATACATAGAACCATTATGGTTAGGAACCAACAATAAGATATCTATAAGAAAGATTTTATCGTTGGCTTTTTCTATTGATTTTGTAAGCAACATTTCTTTTGTTATACATAAATGGGAAATAGGAAAATCATATGCTGATGTAGCTATGTTACTAGGACTAGAAGCTGCTCTTATAGCTGCTCTCCTATCACTCACCACATATTCAACTATGGTGGCAAATAAAAATTCAAACACTGAAATAGATTAATTATGGTAACAAGTGCACAAGCTTTAAAGAAATACGGAGATCCAACTAAAGAATCTAGTATGACATTATGGGATGTACCAAAAGAATTAGAAATTGGTGTACTCCCTAAGAGATTATATTGTAATAAAGATATGATCCTTCCACTAACAAAAGCTTTTAAAAATCTCATATCTACAGGATGTGTTAAAGAATTAAAAACTTGGGATGGATGTTTCAATATAAGAAAGAAAAGAGGACTTGCATCAATGTCTTTACATTCTTGGGGAATTGCTATTGATGTAAACGCTTCAGATAATGTTCTTGGTAAAACCTTTTTCTGAAGAATTTTTAAATTGTTTTAGACTAGCAGGGTTTGATGCTGGAGGAGATTGGACCACTCGTCCTGACAGAATGCACTTTCAACTAAAAGTGATATGAGTTGTATATATTTAATAAAAAATATAATCAACCTTAAAATTTATATTGGCAAGGCAGCTTCTTTTGAAGTTAGGAAAAAAGAACATTTGAGAAAATTAAAATATAATAAACATGTAAATAATTATTTACAAAACTCCTATAATAAATATGGTGAAGAAAATTTTACCTTTGAGATATTAGAGGAATGCGAAGAAATAAATATTAATGAAAGAGAAAAATATTGGATTAGTTATCATGATTCTATAAATCCTAAAATAGGATATAATCTTATGTTAGGTGGAGAAGGAGGAATAGGAACTTTAGAAACTAGAAATAAACAAAGTCTATCACAAGACCATAATAAGAAAAAAGTATATGGTTTTACTAAATTAGGTGTTTTTTATAAAAAATGGGAATCTATAAAAGATTGTGCTAAAGAACTTAATGCTAACCCTTGTGATGTTAGAAGAACTATAAATCAAAACCAATATAGTTGTAAAGATTATATTTTGCAATCTATAGATATATTTGATAATAGAATTACACCTACTGAAAAAGTTAAACTTAGAAAAAGAAATAAAAATGGGACATTCTCAACTTAAAAGTATCTAATGAGAAGATGTAATGATATATATGAAATAGTAACTGTTTACTATCCTACTGGCTGTGTTAATACAACTAGTACACCTACATCAACTACAACAACTACATTACCACCAACTACTACCACAACAAGTAGTTCTACTAGCACTAGCACATCTACATCAACATCAACAAGTAGCAGTAGTACAACTACAACTACTACCACAGCATGTAGACCGCCAGGTTTACTTACTGGAAATGCTATTATAAGCATGAAACCAAATTCAAATACAATCAATTGGAATTGGAAAACTGTATCTGTTTCATATGCTTGTGAGGCATTTAATTATTTAAAAGATGTTTATGATTCAAATGTTGGTGGAGGTTCTATAGGATATCAACAAATACAATATTCTCAGTTACAAATAGGAGAAATTTTATATCTAAATCCTAATCAACAACCAAGCACTGGTTGTGAAGTACTACAAAATGGGTATTATTGGTTTCAACCAAATGATATTGTTAATAAGTTAAGCTATTTTTACAGTCTATCACAAATAAACATAGTAACAGTAGTAGATGGAATTATTACAGCAATTGATGTATGCCCATATGTTCCTACAACAACAACAACAACTACAATATAAAATGGCAAAACAAACCAACACAGTACAGAAAAGAGTGAAGATTAAAGTGAGCAGACCAGGTGTCCACGCTAAAACTAAAACATCACAGCTTAAATCATCAAAAAAGTATAAAAAACTTTATAGAGGACAGGGGAAATAATCTTTTTGATTATTTTAATTCATTAACAATCATGTAGATTTACATAAATTATTATATTTTTGTAACTACCAAATAAACAATTAATTATGGCAATACCAGCTAAACAAATAGGACAAAGTGCGGAAGCAAACTTGCTTTGGCAAATCTCTAAGCAATTAGAACTTTTAATTAAGGTGACAGCAGCTAACAATCCAACTACTACTACCACCACCACTCCTGCACCTTAATGCAATATTGAAACATAATAAACCAACTACATATGAAAGATTTAAAATTTGTACAAGCTTGTCCAAGTGATGTATATTACACGTGGCAAGTTCATTTATGGCTTGAGAGCTTAAGGAATATTGGACATAGTGATAAAGCTATATCTGTTATATTCACACCCAAGGGGAGAGAGAATAGAGACAAATGGAAACAGATAGAAGACCTCTATCCAGAATCAGAGTTTCATTATTACAATGATGAAGACAATTTAAATCAACTGTTAGGAATATACATTCCTGTACTAAGACCATATGTACTTTGGAAACATTTTAAAGCTAATCCAGAACTAAGTGAGAAAGCAATATTCTATTGTGACTCAGATATTCTATTTACCAAAGATTTCAATCTAGATCAGTTTACACAAGATGATGTTAACTACCTATCAGATACAAATAGCTATATCAATGCTACATATTTTGATAGCAAGATAAAAGATGTTCTTCCAGAGAAACTAGAAGAATATAAAACAAGAGACATTCTTGGAGAAATAGCTAGTGTCATTGGTATAGATAGACAAACTTGTGAAGCTAATAACCTACACTCAGGAGGAGCACAATATCTACTAAAGAATGTAGATGGTGAGTTCTGGAGTAAGGTGATGAATGATTGCATTCTCATTAGAACCTATTTACAAACAGTGAATAGAGAGTTCTTTAAAGATGAGAATACAGGATATCAATCATGGTGTGCAGATATGTGGGCTGTTCTTTGGAACCTATGGTTTAGAGAACAAGAGACAAAGGTGGTTCCTGAACTAGCTTTTGCTTGGGCTACAGATCCTGTATCTAAACTAGACAGTCACACAATCTTTCATAATGCAGGAATAACAGGAACATCAATGAATGGATATCCTTGTTTCTACAAAGGAAAGTATCATCAAGGAACTGATCCTACAAAAGATCCTCACTTAGATGATGTATTAAACAATATAGAATCACAGAAGTATTGCACATGGTTCTATGCAAACGAACTCAATAACATAAAACAGAAATATAAACTTAATTATTAATAACAAAAACAATTATCATGAGTAACAAGAGAGACCTTAAGGCCTATGTAAGATTCGATGGATCTGGCAGAATTGTAGCAGGAAGTTTAGTCCTAAGAAGAAGTAAACCAAAGGTGGGTAAATGGCAAGAGATAACAGCATATGAGTGCTGTAATCCAACTACTAGTACAACAACTACAGTAGCACCTACGACCACTACAACAACAACCCCTGCACCTTAATATTTAAATTATGGCTTTAAAATCATTATTCCCAGAAGATATGATTAGTAAAGGAACTGGTAGCGAGCTCTCATTAGAGAGCATTGCTGCTAAGCTCACTTACTTTCATGAGCAGCTACATTTGACTCATTGGCAAACAACTTCATACGCTGAACATCAAGCCACTGGAGCATTATATGATTACGTACATGATTTTAAAGATGGACTAATTGAAAAGATTATGGGATATACAGGTAAAAGACCTAGCCCATATAAAATTGAACCTCTTATAAACTGTACATCTGCTCAATGCGTATCTGATATTTTATCTTTCGCATCAGCTTTAAAAATGTATGGTGAGAAGAATAGCTTCCATGATGTATGCAATCTTGCAGATGCATTATCTGGAGAAGCAGCTAAAGTGCGTTATTTACTAACACTATCATAATGGCTAAAAAATTAAAAGCATTTGTGAGATTTGATGGATCAGGTAAAATTGTACCTAGTAGTGTAATATTACAAAGAAGTAAGCCTAAAGTGGGAAACTGGAAGGAAATTCCTTCAACAGAGTGTTGTAATTATATTAGTTCATATAATTTTGATATAACAGGAAATTGGAATTTAACTACTCCTTCTGTAGTAGATGCTACATCTTTTAAAA